CCCTCGCCGATCTCCTCATCCAGCCAGCTCTCGTAGACGGTCTGGTTGATGGGCGCGGCGATGCGTTCCCGGCGGCGCAGTACCACCGGCCAGATGCTCGCCGTCTCCATGCGCACCGACGAATAGGTCGCGTCGCTGTGATCCATGGACAGCGCCGAATAGGTCGTGCCCAGGCAGCGCGCCATCTCGCGCAGCAGGTCGGCATGGAACGGCAGATAGTTGTTGTGTGGCGTCTGGGCCGAATGAAGGTCCAATCTCTCGTCCGGCCCCAGGTGCGAGACCTGACCGGTGGCGCCGAAGCGCACGCCCTCGGCGGCGGCCTCCATCTTGGCGGCAAAGAAGTCGACGAAGTCCTCGGTTAGACCCAGGTCCGGAGCTTCGTCGGCCAGGGCCTGGATGGCCTCGAACGCCTCCGCGCTCGGGCTCGGACTGGTCAGCGTCGCCGCGAACACGGTTTGCAGGACCGCCGTGGTCAGGGTGGCGTCGCCCAGTTGCTCCGCATAGGCATGGGTGCGCATGGCCGACGCCAGTACCGAGACCCCTCGGGTGTCCTCGGCGTCCCAGGGATCGAACACATGGACCACGCGCGGCCGTCCCACCACGTCGCGGGCTGGGTGGTCTACATCCTGATCAAAACCGTTGTGCCGTTCCCGGAACCGGTAGCCGGTGGGGCGGCCGTTCTCATCCAGCCACACCCCGGCATACAAGCGGCGATACTCGTCGGTCTCGCGCACCAGCCGATGCGGCGGCACCAGACAGACCTTGGTGCCCGTGGTGATCCCGTAGCGGGCCCGGGTTGGACGATCCCAGAAGGCCAGCAGCCCCACCGCCTCGCCGTAGGCGATCTGGTGACGCAAGGCCACGTCCACGATCTGCGGCACCGTCATGCGGCCGCGCAGGTCGCATTCGGCCGGGTCCCAGGCCCAGCGCCGCCAACGGCGTTCGATCTCGCGCGACAAGGCCACGCTTTCCGCCGGCGTATAGCCCAGCTTCGACAGGTCCGGTCTCGCGTTCAGGCGTAGTTCCGTGCCCACGGTGTCGGCGAGGATCTGATCGACCGCGCCCTTGAGACGCCCTGAGTTTTGGATGAAGTCCAGCGCCAGGGCGGCGATACGGTCCCAGGTGCGCGCGATCTCCCGCTGATGGTCTCCCAGGCTGGCCACCCGCTGCGTCAACGCCCCCTGGCCGGTGTCGCGTAGGTACCGGGCAGTCGGGCGACGTGCCGGTGCCGAGACGGGCGGCGCGGATCGCTCCCGCCGTTCCAGCAGCCGTCCCAGAACACCCATTACCGTCGTCTCCACTTGGCCCGGCGGGCCGTGCGGGCCGCCTCCCGCGAGGGGGCTGTCTTCGCCGGTACCGGGGCCGGCGGAACTTCGGGGAGCCCGTCGGCCGGCGGCGCGTCGGCGTTGCGCGGTTTGGCAATCCGCGCCGGCCGATCCAACCGCACGGGCAGGCTCAACCGCGCCGCCAGTCCGTATACAAAGCAGTCCAGCGCCTCGTTGCGGGCGCCCTCGACCTTTTTCTCCCAGCCCCGCACCGGGGTGCCGCCCTTGATCTCCGTGACCGCATGCTCGGCGGTGAGCTGCTCGAAGTAGTCGGCCGACAACCCTTCGGCCGGGAAGTGAATGGCGCGCGGCGTCGTCCCGCCATGGTCGCCGTCATCCTCAATGGCGATGGCCAGCCGGGCGGCAAGGTCGTCCTTCGCCGTGTCGGTGCCGATGATGTACAGCCGATCACCGCTGTTCTTGGTGCGGCTCGGCGTCTTCGGCCAGATCAGCCGGTTGCCGCCCATGCCCTTGCCGGCATAGACGCGCCGCCGTTTCCGCGCCCGGCAGAAGGCATGCACCATGGCGCCCCGATGGCCCTGACTGTCGATGCAGCCCGCTTGCGGCGTCAGACGGCGACCGTCCACGGTGTGCACCGGCTCCAGGATCAGCCTGTCCAGCTGATCCCACACCACCGTCTTGGCGGTATCGCCCAGCAGCGCCTCGTGGCGCAGGACCCAGACCTCTTCGTCGTCGCCGAAGCCCAGGACCGTGACCTCGATGCGGTCATCCTGGGTATCGGCGCCGAACACCACCAGGCGCACGGCGGCCGGCGCCGACAGATGGCTGTAGGGTTCACACCGCTCCGCCAGAGCCTTCGGATCCAGCGTCTCCGCCGTCTCCTTCCACACCTCCGCCAGCGCCGTGTTGACGAACTTGCGCATCAACTCCGGCTTCTTGCGCGCCCCCAGGTATTCCCGCACCACGTCGGCCAGCTCGTGACGGGTGCTGTAAAGCTTGCTGACCTGGAAGCCCGCGTGCCCATCGAAGGGCGCGAGAGCCCCGCAGATCGGGCACAGCGCCCGGCCCTGGTCGTCCCAGAGCGAGGGCTGGTGATCCTGGCCGCAGCAGCGAAACGGTCGCGTCTGCCGCCAGCCGTGGTCCGGCGCGTCGGCCAGCGCCCGCAGTGCGCGAATACGCTCCGCCTCGCTCCAGCCGACCCCGCATGCCTCGCAGTGGTACCGCACCGTATGCGGCAGGTGATTGCCGTTCTCGTCCTTGTCCCAGAGCACCGTCTCCGGCGACCAGCGCAGGATCTGTTCATGGCCGCAGTGCGGGCAGGCCACGAAACAGCGGCGTTGATCGCTCTTCAGGTACTCCCGCCAGATACGGCTGGTCTTCTCGTCCGAAGGCGAGCACACCCGGATGTTCTTCTTGCGCCGCCGGAAGGTGGACGAGCGTTCCTCGGCCAGGGCCAAGGGATCGCCCATGCCGCCGGCATCGGCCGGATACAGGTCGATCTCGTCGGCCAGCACGATGCGCTTCGGCCGGCTGGCCAGATCGACCGGGCTGTTGGCGCCGACGAAGTCCAGGGTGCCGCCGGGATACTCCTTGTGGGTGATGGTGATGCCCGAATCCCGCGACTTGGTGTCCGGGATCAGGGTCCGCAGGGCCTCGGTGGCCTCGCGGGTGGGGGCGAAGCGTTCCTTCGAAAAGTTCTCCGCCAGCTTCTGGGTCGGCTGCACGAACAGGATCGAGGCCGGGTCCTGGTGGATGTAGTAGGCGCAGGTGTTGATCAGGAACTCCGACTTCACGATCTGCGTACAGGCCACCAAGGTCACCATCTGGGTCCGCCGGTCGGTGACCGCCGTCATCGGCCCGTAGGCGATCGGCACGCGCAAGGTGCTCCAGCGGCCCGGATTGGCGCTGTTCTGACGGGCGATGACCCGGAAGGTGTCGGCCCAGTCGACCAGGTCAAGCCGAGGCGGCGGCTTCAGGGCCTCCGCTCGCGCCCGCCGCAGCACCGTCCTCAGAGGGGTACTGCTCATCGGCGGACAGGGCATCGAGCACTTCCGTTACCTTGCTGGTCAGCAGTTCCTCGATCTCCAGCACCGTCAGGTGCTCCAGATCGGGCGCCAGTTCTCCCGGCATGGCCAGGATGTTGGCGCGCACCGTGGCGTATTCTTCGGTGACCAGCTGGCCGACCGAAGCGACCTCCACCAGCTCGCCGCGCCGCTGGGCCACGTCCATCTCGGCCAAGGCGGCTTCGGCTGCCGTCTTGCGCCGCCGCGCCTCTTCCCAATCCATGGCGTCGGCATCACCGCCGGCGGCCAGCGTCAGTTGCTCGCCGCGCCAGCGGATCACCTCGGCGGTGTTGTATTGGGCGGCGTGGCCCCGCGAGGTCTTACTCAGCACCGGCATGCCCTGGCGTTCCCAACTTCGCACCGTTTGAGTCGACACGCCCAGGATCGCCGCCAGATCGATCTGGCTGACCCGGCGTCCATCGACCTTCTCGACCATGACTTTGCATCTCGACTGGCAGAAAGGCTTTTAGAAACAAGGCGGTAAGGGGGTCGGAGATGCTAAGTGGGGATGTCGCCGACTTTGCATCTCCACCCCCGGAAATGCGTTACAGATCAAAGCCTTAAGGGGTCGCGGGATGCAAAGCTAACCCACGTTTGAAAAATCCAACCCTGGTCGAATATCGGGGCAGCGCCACCCCAAGGGATCATTCCCGTCCGTACGGTCCCTAATCCGGGCGGGTGCTCACGACCACGCGCCCGTGGACAGGCCGCGGATCTGGCGTGCCAGTTCGGGCTGCAGCACGGCGGCGGCGGTCTCCTCGAAGGCCCGCGCCGTCTCTCCCTGGATCAGTTCCCGGGGGATCGCCGGACCCCACAGCTTCTCGATCTTGCCGCGCGATCCCGGCAGCCGCTTGAACACCTGACCGCCCAGGGACGAGACGATGAAGGTGGACCCGAACAGTCGCCGCGTTCCCCAAGGTGCGGCCGACACGCCGCGACGCCCTGGCCGGGCACGAAAGTGCTTCAACGGGACATACCCGCCCGACGACACGATTCGGCTGGCGAAAGTGCGACCGCTGGCCGGGATGCGCTGCAGCTGGCCGTAGCGAACCACCTTGGTCTGCGGTACGCCCGCTTGCCTGGCCAGCGAGCGCTTCACCTGGGTGTAGGCTTTTGCGCTGGCCTTGTTGACCGCCCGGCGCAACGCCGTGCGGGCCTTGGTCTCATTGCCGAGGGCCGCCAGCGCCTCCCCGAACAGCGTCAGACCCTCGCCGTCCAGGTCGATGCGGATGGTGGGCGTGGGCATTCAGGAATCCCTTTCGCCCTGCGACGCTTGCTCCGGCTCCCGGAACGCCACCCGGTCGGCATACTCCTGCCGCTTGCCCCGATTGAACGACGTCACCGGCCGGTGATAGCCCATCACCCGCGTCCACACCTCGCAGGGCTGGCGCTCCTCATCCGATAGGGTGACGGAGATGGCCGGCATGATCGAAGCCTCAGTCGGAAGGTCGCGTGATCTGGCCCTGCGGAGCGCCGTGGTACTGCGGCCAGCACTCGATCTTGCGCGATCCGCAGACCGAACAGCGGTATCGCCGCCCGATCTCGCGGACCGGGGCCGATGGTCCGAAACGCAACAGGGCCTCGCGCGACGACACGACCACCGACCGGCCACACTGTTCGCACATCAGCCGGAGATCGCCGCGGACGGCGAACAGATCGACAAGCAGGATGCTGGGCATGGGCTTCGCTCCAACGAGAACGAAGCAAGAACATGACGTGAGTCAGGGGCGCCCGTCCAGCCTCTTTCGGTTGCTGGCACGCGGGCATCGGTGTCGGTAATCGTACCGACCAAGAAAAGCCAATTTAGCGGCTTCAATCGTTTCCCGTAACGAAACGGGCCTCAACAGGACGATGATCTGGAGTATGACGATTATCTGGACATAAAGAATCCGAAATTAAAACTTTGGAGCTTGCCTTCCAATTCTTTGCCGCACCAGAAACAAATACAAAATCTAGAATACCCGGAGAGCGTTCGTAGCACGTCGTAGGTGTTATTGGATCTGGTTTGACCCAAACAATAATTCCTCCTTCGAGGAACGCATCAAAAGCAGGATCTCTTTTGTGATAGCCATCAGATTCCGGCCTTATCGTCCAGTCAAAGTTATAATCTCCGATCAAAATTAACGCCTCATCGTTATTTCTTTTAGCAAAATCTCTAACATATATGGATTGCTTTAACCTCTTTTCTTTACTACCCCTATGAAAATGATTCACCATAACAGAAAATTCTTTGTTAGATTCCTCTTCTCTAAAATAACCAATAAATGGTGCCCGGCCACGTCCTAACCGTTTTTCATATAACTCTTCATATCGGATCAAGTCTACGGTTTTACTGTTCCACATAAGAGCCAAAAAATCTGCAGCGTTCTCCGGCCCTGTTTTTGATGTGTTGGAGATAATCCAATCGACGCTGATGCCATTGTCTTTGGCTGCTTCGGACAATCCTTCTAAAACATTCGGACTCGCAACCTCGGCAAAACCAAAAACATCGCAATCCGATAAAGGCTCAAAAAGACTTTCCAAAGCTTCTTGACGTGATCCGCCACTCTCGATGTTCCACCCCATAACACAAAGCTCGCCTGCGCTCGCCGTATCTAAAGCGCACATAGACATCATTGCCCCGATGAGAACTCTGACTTCTCTTGAGGTCATTTCTCCGCCCCCCAAAAAAAGGACTATGATGGGTTTTCGCGATCACACGCGGTTGAGCCCCTTCGGCACATCTAGAAACCTTTATCTAGCGATGACATCTTTTTCGCACGTTATTCTTCTTCACGCAACGTTTAGAGAGATTCTCGGCGCTGCCACGAGACGAACGCAGAAAACCCCGCGTGACACAGGTCGGCGGGGTTCGGACACACTTTCTAGACTTGAATAACTGTCATTACCCTACGCAGCCCCACATCATGTGTCAAGCATCTTTTTACGCCGCAACCCTGGTGTCGATGATCGCGGCGTAGATCGCCGTCAGCCCGTCGCGCAACGCCTTGAGGGCCCGGCCATACTCGGGCTTGGTCAGCAGCGGACAGGGTTCGTTATCCAGGATGACGGCATCCACCACGGCGCAGACCAACGCGGCGCCGTCGCAGCGCTTCATGACTGCCCGCGCCTTGTTGTACCGGGCACAGAGGCGCCGGACTCGGTCGTCGGCCATGTCCGGTTCCGGTCCTGGGGCAGTGCGTTCCACCGCCGAGGCTTTCGGGTGGGGCCGCGCGAAGCCCTGAGCCCGTCGCCAGGCGTCCCAGGCATGGGCATAGGCGTCGGCGGCCACCGCCATCTCGTCGGTGATGATGGGTGTGTCCGTCTGGCCCATCATGCGACGCACCCGTTTTCCATCCGGGGTGTGGCGCCACATCAGGTGGCCCAGGGCCCGGCCAGCCTGGGCATCGGCGCACAAGGCCCGGGCCGCCAGGGTGCCGGGCTTTGGCGGATCGACCATGCCCGACTCGCTGGCCCGGTGCATCAGCGCTTCGACGGGCGGATCATTGGGCGCCGACCGGGACACGCGCCCCGACGGCTCACGAGGCACGTCCGGCGTCTTCGGTCGCCCCCCTTTGTTCACTTTCAGTGAGGTCTGCTGTGCCATCATGGGACCTGTGCCCTACGCCGCCCGGGTGAGCCGCTGTTCCAGATCGGCGGCCTTGGTCTTCAGGGTGGCCAGGGTCTTCTCGACTGCGGCAATGCCAGTGCGGATCTCTTCCAGAAGCGGATGTGACCGGATCGGTCCAAAGGCGAAGTCGCGGAACTTGGCCACCGAGGCCCACGGCAGGTCCAGCTCCTGGCCAACCCGTTTGTCCGAGTAGCCGTCGGTGTAGAAGCCTTTCTCGGCATCGAAGTAGACCTCGAGCGTCTCGCGGACGCGGGCCCGTTCCTCGATGGTCAGGTTGCGCGGCTGGGGCGGGTTAGGCTTACGGTCGGTCATCGGGCTTACCTTGGTCTGGGCTGTCGCACGCTGGCGGGGTGGATGCTTGGGTTTGGCGGTGCAGGCCGAACAGACGGCCACCTTTCCGAACGTCCAGCCCCGGGCTTTGAACTTCTTCTCGGCAAGGCGCGGGTCGGACAAGTCGCCCCAGTGGCGCGTTTCGACCGCGCCGCACTGGTCGCACTGGGCACGCCATTCACAGCGCCACTGTCCGCCGACCATGGTGCGGACCATGTCCACGACAGGTGCGGTCATCGCACACCCCCATCGGTCTCCATCGCCCAGAGGGCAATGGCGATGGCATCGGCTTCGTTGTCGTCGCAGGGAGAAAAGCCCCGCTGGCGGACGACGTCCTTCACGGCGTCTTTCGAGGCGTTGCCCTTGCCGACCACATGACGCTTCCAGGTGCCGACGGGCACGCCCTGATAGGGAATGCCGTGGTCTTCGCACCAGGCGGTCAGGGTCGCCAGCAGCCCACCATAGACGTGGGCGGCATCGGTCGCGGTGTGGCGGCGGACTTCCTCGAAGTGGACAGCGGTCAGTTCACCACCGAGGCGGGCGCGCAGCTCGTCCAGCCAATGCCGAAAGCGGAGATAGCGCATACCGCCGCCGTCGAAGCGGCCGTTGGTGAAAGCCTGGGTGCCGCTGGTGACGACCCGGCCCTGGGCACAGATGGCCCAGCCGGTCTTGGTGCCCAGGTCAAGGGCAAGGAAGGTATCGGTCATATCGGGGCTCGCGGTTGTGATGCGGGCCCCTGGCTTTGGC